TCTTCCCCCAAAGGCATCCCCTTCTTCAGTATCCATTTCCATCGCTGTAGATAACGCAGCAAGAGAATCAGTGAAAATTCCATTTATAGCTCCTGTTCTAACAGGTTTTGGTTTCCATTTACGTACTGCTTCAAATACTTCCGTAACTTTATCGGGAACAGCATAGTTTTCATCTTTGATCTTAAAACCAAACATCATAGCAAACTGAGCATTTAATCTTGCTTCAGGATCATCAAACCTTACATCCCCTCCTTTTCTTTGTACATCCCCGGCTATTTCAGTAAGTAACACTGTTTTACCACTACCGGATGGTCCAAATACTTCTACAAATATTCCCCCAGGTAATCCTCCACCCCTGACTCTTCCTCCAGAAATATTTAAATCTAAAAGAGTGGAACCAGTACTGATTACTTTTCCAAAATCCCCATCATATTTAATTTCTCTTTTAACTGGTTTGGGAGAAACTTTTCTCTTCATTTGAGAACTAAGTGGTTCAGACGTTCTTGTTCGTTCCATTATTCTTTAAGTTTTTCAAATATTAGTTTGATTTGTTTATCCGTTATTCCTTTTTTTGATAATTCTAATTCCAATCGGGATTTATAAAAATCAAAATTCTTTCTTCTGTTAGAAAGTTTTTCAACATTCCATTTAGCATTAATTCCTTTAGCAATAATATTTATCAATTGCATTTCTGATTTATAGTTGGCAGTTTCTTTACACCACTCTTCTATTAAACCAGCTAATATTGCTGACTTGGAAGTTTTTTTAGCTATGGAAAATAGGCTCATATAATTATGAAATGGTGAGGGCATTGACACCCCCACCAGTTTAAAATTACTCCTTTTGCTTTTAACAGTTAATATAGGCATGTCATAATCCTCTTTTTTCCTTAGCAGCTACACATTCAGCCCAAATTTCACAAGTATCACATACATCGTAATCTTCAGCATCTATCCCAAACTTAAGACCGCTTGGACATTTTAAAGCTTTGGTAGAAACTTCTTTGGAACCAGGTTTCTTTTTAACAGGCTTTTTAACGGGGGCTTCATCCTCTTCTTCTTCCTCCTCTTCTTCCTCTTCTTCCTTTTTGACCGGCTTTCTTGTTGGTTTACTGGATTTACGTTTTGGGGTTTCTTCTTCCTCTTCTTCTTCCTCATCCTCTTCTTCCTTAACAGGCTTTCTTGTTGGTTTTGCTTTCCGTTTAGGTGCTTCCTCTTCTTCCTCTTCCTCCTCTTCTTCCTCCTCTTCAATTTGTTTCTTTTTATGGGCTATTGTCTTTTTATGACGGGGTGTTTCTTCCTCTTCTTCCTCATCCTTTTCCTCAGGTTCCTCATCGTTTTGGAATTTAGCTTCCAATTCGGCATAAGACATTATAATTAAAACCTCATCCAAGTTTGGAGATTCATCTAAAATAGATTCATCATAAGCTTCATCTCTTTCAACAAAATCAATACGGCTTGCTTCGGGATAAGGTTTTCCAGTTCCTACAGTAGCTGCTTCAAAACGAACCTTTAATGATAATCCTTCTTCCAAGTCTGGAAATACTTCATAATCTTCATTCTCTTTTAATTCTTCAGTCAAAAGGTTTTGAAAATTGTAAGCACTGATATCAAAGATATGAATTTTTTCTTCAAACTTTTTATTATCTTTAGGGATTACATTATACAATATCCTATCAGATGCTTTCAAAGCTTTTAATTCTTCTTTATCTGCCCCAGCTGCTGCTCGTTTAGTTTTGTATTCGCATATAGGGCATTTCTTTCCAATAGAAGTTAAACAAACTGCTGAATCGTTTGATCCTCCTACATTACGGTGAATCTTATATGGACGCCTCCACCATTGTTCTCCTTGATTAGCACATTCAGGAGTAGCCAACCTGTCCGGGTGTTTAGGATCAGTAACAATGTACGGAATAATATCAAATTTAACTCTTCCATCTGGTTCTACCGTAAATACACCAACCCCTTTTGGAAGTCTTAAATGTCCATAGGAAGCTCCTGCCTTTGTAGTTCTTTGGGCGTTTGCTCCTACTTTTCCTCTGAAAGCACTAGTTTTCTTTTTTACCATCTTCTTTAGTTTTAATGTGTGATTTAAACTTTTTGTATAAATAATTATCAAACTCGTGAATAATTCCTCTTGCAAAGATTCTTGCTATTATATAAATACAAAGCAAGATTCCGATTCCTTTTCCTATGAATATTAAATATTCCATTATGTCCTTCTTGTCCTAGTTACAGTTGTATTCATTTTAGAAGCAATACCTCTGTTAACTTTTTCGTCAAAGGCTTTTCTTTGTTCTGTTAAATTTCTAGGCATAGCGGGTCCAGCAAAATAGTTCTGTCCGTGAAGAACAACCATATTTTCCAAAGCAGCTTTTCTGGTAAAGCTTATCTCACTCTTTGCTCCTTCAGCCATATTTAATTCATACTGAGCTTCAATCCATTCATCTTTAGCAGTCTTATGCCTAATATGCATACGATAAAAAGCTTCAACATTAGGAGCAGTTGGCTTTACATCCGGTCCAAGATATTTGTCAGGATTCATGTTAGCAAGTTTGATTAACTCTGCCCGAACAACTTTAATCTTTTCCTCAGCCAAAGTTACTCGTTGCCTACATTTAGCATAATACCTAACATATTTCATTGCTAATGGGGCTTGATTTAGCCATTCCACGTCCAAGGAGTTTTCATCAATCCGCATATCTCGTTCATAATTTATTGAATTGTCCATATTATCTATTATTAATTACATTATAACAAGCAAACACTAATTGAGGCATTGGAGAATCATAAAAGGGATGATCTAAAAATTCTTCCAGTATTAATCCGCATAAAATATTATCACCTTTTAATAATACAGAAGTACAATATCCAATCACGGCTCTTCTTATTCTTTCCGGGTCTTCATTGTTCAATCCTTTTAAAATAGTATTAATTTGTTTCCAACTGCTTCCTTTATTGATTAAGGCTCGACATAAATCTATTGCCAAAGACATTTCCCGTACACTTTGTTTGGCTATTTCTAGCCGTTTATCTTCCGGTACACTTAAAACTTGTTCGAGGGTTTGAATGGCATTTCTGGCATGTCCTTTCGAATCTTCTACAATTTGATCTAATACTTCCTTTTCAACCGTTTCATCCTCTTCTTTTACAATCCTTCGAAGCAACCCGAACATTTGACTATCACTGAGAGGTTTCAAACCAAACTGCTGGCATCTTCCTTTTATTGTAGGAATTACTTTATCAGGATCAGTAGTACAAAGAATAACATAAACGTGTTTGGGAGTATCTTCCAACCATTTTAGTAAAGCATTCTGAGCATCCCCTGTTATCTTATGGCACTCATCCAATATCCAAACTCTACAATCTCCTACAGCCGGCATATAATTGGAAATCCTTCTCATTTCCCGGACATCGTCAATTCCCCGATAATAAGCAGAATCAACTTCGGTAAATTCATCACTATCTAAAGAACATCCTAATTTTGTAGCTACAATCCTGGCAAGTGTTGTTTTTCCGCATCCAGTAGGTCCAAAGAAGAAATAAGAATGAGGTGGATCTTTTTTAGATAACATGGTTGTTAAAGAAGTAATTATTTCAGAATTACCTTTAACAAGGTTAAAATCATCTGGACGATATTTTAGATATAGACTCATTATCCTTTGGCTATTATTTCTATTCTATCAATTGCTTCCAAACATCCTATTAAATAATTTTCCAACCAGTGAATATATTCTTGACTGGAAGCAGATTGGGTTATTTCTTTACAATAACTTATGTTAGGAGAATACTTTCCTGTTTCTTTGTGGAATTGAATTTCCAAATCTTTTACGGTCATAATTTTAAGGATTTAGTTTATATTATTATACAGTTCTTAATTTAATTTATATTCATGCTTATCTGCCCAACTACAATCAATATCGCTGATTTCCATATCCACCGATAATGGTACGATAATCCATTTCCAAGCTTTGGGTAAATCTTCGCAGGTAATTCTTTTAGCAACTTTTGCTATATGCTCTAGTTCATCAGAATGAATATCCATTATAATAGAGTCATGAATTTGTCCTATCAATTTTGAATCCCATTTCTCTTTAATCCTTACTTTATCAAGTTCAATGAAACTCCAAAGTAAACAATGAAAAGCTGCCCCTTGGCCAGGGTAATTATTGATTTGTTTTTTATCCATTACTCCACCACAACGAAAACCGGATAACAAATCAATATATCCTCTTTTCTTATATGAAGACCAATTTTTTTCTTTCCATAATTTATACTCTGGAAATCTATTATTCCAAAAATCTCTTTCAATAGCTAATAAATGATTTTCAAAAGAATTAAGTGAAGATAATTTAACACTGATAAGATGATCCGCTAAAGTACCGCTTGGCATTGGTATTCCTTCCCCTGAATGAAATTTTCCTTTTGGAAGCTTACCCCAACTACATAACATATTCTCCGCACAGTTCTTATAATAATCTCCATAAAACTCAGGAAATACAAAACCATTTTTAGCAGCTTGTCTTAAGATATAATGTTCAGGAATAGACTTATCAAAATCAGGTACTTTAAATATTTGCTTAGCCATATCGGCATGCATATCTGATTTAGGATTTTTAATATATTTAATTAAAGTGGAATCTTTGTTAATACAAGCATTTATTCTTACTTCCACCCCTGAATAATCTATTTCAAATAATTGATGTCCTAGTCTTGGAAATAAAGCTTTTCTGGTTAACTTCATTGATTCTTCATCTTTCTTCGGTATGTTTTGAAAGTTTGGAGAATCACTTGAAGATCGGTATGTTCTGACTAAATGTAAATTGAAGAAAGGATGAAGGATTCCATCCACTTGTTCCTTAGCAAAAGCATCAAGATAAGTGTCCCGGACTTTTGTCAACTTCTTCATCAAAAGTAAATCATCTAATTCAGGAATATTCATTGCTTGTAAAGATTCTATATTGGTAGAACCTTCTCCAGAATCAGTTGTATTTTCAATTTTGATTCCTTTCGTCTTATAAAGAAAATGAGCTAATTGAATATGGGAATTTATATTAACTTTGCTAGAGGTTGAATGACTCCAATGTTT